CTTACGAAGGTATGTTTGCATATGATACAACAGGTAATGAGGCCTATGTTGCAGACGCAGGTGGTTGGGTAAAACTATTAAATGAAAACAGTTCAGTATCAGCACACGCTGATGTTAATATTACAGGTATTGCTGACGGATATATTTTACAATGGTCATCAGCACAGGCAAGATTTAACGCAGTAGCAAATTCAGGTTCATCATTTACAACGGATAAATCCAATATAGGTGATGGCACAACAACGGCCTTTACCGTTGCGGCCGGTAGAACAGTAGATGATGTATTAGTATTTGTAAACGGTATTTGTTTAGTACCAACAGATGACTATACAATCAGCTCAACAACATTAACATTCACAACAGCTCCGACAGCGGCCGCTGAAATTGTGTTTAGGTATTTGGGATAATTAAATGGGAACAATAACAAGAAATTTTGCAAACTCAATAACTGCTACATCAACTTTAGATGCAGGAGTTAACTTTAAAAATTTATTAATCAATGGTGATATGACTGTATATCAACCAGCTGTTACTAAGACAAGTATTACAGCAGATGAAACCCAAGCCGGTGCTGATAGATATAATTTAAGAGTAAATGCTAGAACATCTTGGGCAGGTACACTTGCAAATGAACCAACATTTGTTCCTACAAATCAAGGATTTAAAAAGGCATTATATGTTCAAACAACAACTGCTGAAACTTCAATTGATGTTGCTGAGATTGTAAGAATAGGTCAAAAAATTGAAGCAAATTTATTACCTCATTTAAAATATGGAACAGCAAATGCACAGCCATTAACTTTTTCATTTTGGGTAAGAAGTTCTGTAACAGGAACATTTGTATCTGAATTGTGGCATAGAGACCATCCTAGTGATACAGGATATAATAGTCAATCTTTTACTATTAGTTCTGCTGATACTTGGGAAAAGAAAACGGTAACTTTCCAAGGCGATACAGTAAATGGGTTTAATTATGACACAGGCATAGGTTTAGAATGTAATATTTGGTTAGGTGCTGGTACTAATTACACTTCAGGCGGTTCTACTACAGGTGGTGCATGGTCAACAGACGCAACTAAAAGAGCATTCGGAACAAGTAATGATTTTATCAATACATTAAATGCTAATTTTTACACAACTGGTTGGCAATTAGAAATTGGCGAAATAGCCACAGATTTTGAATTTGTTCCACAAGATATAAATTTAGCAAGATGTCAACGCTATTATTATAGAAAAACATCTGAGGATCCTTATGGTCCACTTGCTCAAGGAATGCAGATAGGTGCTTCAAATTGTATGACACAAGGATATCATCCTGTTACTATGAGGACTGCTCCTTCTATTGCTATAAGTGGTAGTTGGGCTTGTGAACACGGAACTACTTCATCATCATATGCTATAAGTGCCACAAGAAGAAATAAATATGCGTGGGCTAATGAACAATCTATTTCTGCTACAGATGGCTCAGCAGCTATAGTTTATGGTAATAATGACTCAACAGCATATTTTGAAGCGGAGGCGGAACTATAATGATACAATCAGCAGAATATATATACAGCCAACTTTCTGGTCAAAAAATTTGTGTTAACATTACACACACTGATGGAAAAATTTGGTCAGTACCTATGAATGAAGAAAATAGACATTATAAAGAACTTTTAAAATGGGTGGAAGAAGGAAATACAATTACTGATAATCCACCAGAATAGTATGAAAACTTGTATAAATATTGAGTAAGGAAGAAATAGAAAACTATGCCAGCAATTATAACAGATAAATTTAGAATTCACAACTCAGAGCAGTTTCAGGAGTCCTTTTCTGAAGCATCTCCTAATGTTTACTATCTAGGTATTGGTAGACCACAAGCGTTTGCCACACAAACAAGAGCAGATAGTAGAACAGAAAACCAAGGTACAGATTCAAATCCTGTAACACCTGTAGATTGTGTAGATACTCAAACACTTACTTATGATGACTTACTGGCAGTCAAAAAGATTACTAGTTCAGATGTAGAGTTTGTTACACCAAGAATTAACTGGACAACAGGTACAGTTTACGACTATTACAGACACGATTACGGTAAAAGAATTACAGGTACTACAACAGCACAAACTTCAAATACAGGTGCTTCAAATTTATTTGATGCAAACTTTTATGTATTAACAGCAGCTAGAAATGTTTACAAATGTTTAGATAACAATTCAGGTGCAAATTCAACTGTAGAACCTACAGGTACTTCAACATCTATTTTAACAACTGCCGATGGATATAAGTGGAAATATATGTACACTTTATCTGCTTCACAACAAGCAAACTTTTTATCTACAGACTTTATGGCAGTTTCAACAAATTCAACTGTATCATCAGCCGCTGTTGACGGTGCAGTAAACATATGTAAAATTAAAACTGCTGGTTCAGGTGGTACAGACGGTACNCATACAGGTATTGCAATTAGAGGTGACGGTNCTTCAGGTACAGTTTCAGTCACAGTAACATCTGGTGCAGTAACAGCCGTAACAGTTACAAATGCAGGTACAGGTTATACTTTTGGTACAATCTCAAATGCACAAATCGTAGCCGCTGGTGCAACTGGTTTGACAGGTGCAGAAATTGATGTAATTATCGAACCAAAAGGTGGCCACGGATTTAATGCAGTAGAAGAATTAGGTGCTTTCTTTGTAATGATGAATACAAGTTTAGAAGGTACAGAAAGTGCAAACTCAGGTGATGTCACAGTAGCAAATGATTTTAGAAAAGTTTGCTTAATTAGGGATCCAAATGCAGGTGGTTCAGCTGCTTCAGCAAATACATTAAGAGCTACTTACGCAGTTAACTTAACAGGTGTATCAGGAACATTTACTGCTGATGAAGAAATTAATCAAGCAACAACTGGTGCAGTAGGTAAAGTTATTGAATGGGATTCAGTAAACAGTATTTTATATTATATTCAAACAAAATTCAATGATGAAGGAGTAGATAGTAACGGTAATCAAACTGCTTTTAGTGGAACAAACGCTATAACAGGTCAAAGTTCTAGTGCAAGTGGAACACCAACCACATCAACTAGTACAATTAATAATGTTTCATTTACGAGCGGATATTCAAGTCCGGAAATTGACCATGACTCTGGTGATATTCTCTATGTAGAAAATAGAGCACCAATAACTAGAGCAGCCGACCAGACCGAAAATATCAAACTGATTATTGAATTCTAGGGGAGATTAAATGCCAAGTCCAACAGATTTTAACCTCTCGCCTTATTATGATGACTTTGCAGAGTCAAAGAAGTTTCATAGAATACTTTTTAGACCGTCATTTGCAGTACAGGCTAGAGAGTTAACACAATCACAATCTATTCTACAAAACCAAGTAGAAAGAGTATCAGACCACCTTTTTGAAAAAGGTGCAATGGTTATTCCTGGCGAAATTGGTTATGACTTAAATTACTATGCAGTCAAACTTACTTCATTTACAGATTCAGCCGCAGTTGGTGTAACATTAGCAGACTTTGTTGGATTAGAATTAACAGGTCAAACTTCAGGTGTAAAAGCAAAAGTAATTAATACATCTGCCACAGACGGTACAGACCCAAATACTTTATTTGTTAAATATGTAGATTCAGGTACAAATAATTCAACTGAAGCTTTTGCAACTGGCGAAACAATTTCAGTATCAACTACTTTACAAAGTGTAGTTACAACAGTTTCAGCAGTAGTAAATAGTACAGCAACAGGTTCAGCTGCTTATGTGGCTGCCGGTGTTTATTACATCAACGGTTTTCATGTTCAAGTTAATGAACAAACTTTAATTTTAGACAAATATTCAAACACACCAAGTTATAGAGTTGGTTTAACTGTTACAGAATCTTTTGTAACTCCAAATGATGATAACTCTTTAAATGATAACGCAGCTGGTACTTCAAATGTCAATGCTCCAGGTGCTCATAGATTTAAAATAGATTTAACACTTGCTAAAAAAGCATTAACAGCTGTTGATGATGCAAACTTTGTAGAATTACTTAGACTTAAATCAGGTATTTTACAAAACCAAGTTAGAACAACTGAGTATGCAGTATTAGAAGATACTTTAGCAAGAAGAACATTTGACGAATCAGGTGATTATGCAGTTAGAAATTTTGATTTAGATTTAAGAGAACATTTAATCTCAGGCAACAATAGAGGTATTTACACAGCAGTTAATGGTGGTAGTGAATCTAAGATTGCCGCTGGTATGGGACCAGGTAAAGCATATGTTAAAGGTTATGAAATTGAAACTATCGGTACTACTTTTGTTGATGTAAACAAAGCAAGAGATTTCGATACACAAAATAACTTTACAACAAAATTTGATGTAGGTAACTATGTCAATGTTACAAATATTTACGGTTCACCTGATATAGGTTTCGTATCTGCCGCTACTGAAGCATTTAAAAGAGTTAACTTATACAGTACACTAACAAGTTCCAGAGGAACAGAAAATGCAGGTAGTGGTGCAAGTATCAATACAATTGGCCGTGCTAAATCCAGAGGTTTCCAATATGTAACGGGAACACCTAGTAGTTTCACATTTGCAAGTTCAGGTCTTACAGACGCAGTTTACAGACATTATTTGTTTGATATTAATATGTTCACTCATTTGAACATTAGAACAAATCAATCATTTACAACTGGCGAAACTATTACAGGTTCAACTTCAGGTGCAACTGGTACTGTAGAAAGTATATCTACTACAACCGCCGTAGCTGCATCAGCAATAACTGTTGCAAGTCCAGGTGTTGTATCAGCAACAGCACACGGCTTAAAAGAAGGCCAGCAAATTACATTTAGTGCAATTTCAGCCCAAAATAATTCGGTTGCTATGTCAACAAGTGATGTGTTTACAGTTAGAAATCCAGGCACAAATGATTTTGAATTATATGAAAGTGATGGAACAACAGCAACAAATATTACTTCATATTCATCTTCAGGTAATGTATTACACGGTGTTGTAATTTGTTCAAGTGTAAATGGTGCATTTATTCCTGGTGAAACAATCACAGGCGGTACTTCAAGCAACACAGCTATTATTCAAACAGATGCAGTTGGTTTAAGAGGAGTTAGAACACACGATTTTTCTGCTACTAAACAAATTGGTATGGCAGGTTCTCCAACTTATACTGCTGATGTTAATAGAAGTGCAACATATGGTGAAAGTTTACAAATCACTGGTACTTTATCAGTAGCAAATAGTGGCGATGCAGTATCAGGTTTTGGTACTTTATTTACAACTGAATTAAAAGTTGGTGATGAGATTACATTTAATACAGACGCAGGTACTTCATTAACTAGAATTGTAGAAGCTATTATTTCAGATACAAGTTTAACAATTTCAGTTGCAGTTGGTGGTTCAGATGTTTCTACTAAAACTGTTGCAACAAGAAATAGAGGTAGATTACAAGATTCACAAAAAAATATTTCTATCTTTAAATTACCTAATGATGCAGTTAAAACATTAAAGACCACATCAAACAATGGTATTACAGATACAAACTTTAAAGTAAGAAGACAATTTGTATTACAATTATCATCTGGTTCAGGACAAATTTCAGCAGGTACAAATGAAACTTTTGCAAGTTTAGCTGAAGGCGATTATACAATTTCAATATCTGCTATTAACGCAGCTTCAGTTGGTGCAACAGGTAACATACTAAGTTTAACAGGTAATAATGGAGATGGCAACCCTATCTTTACACTATCTGGTTCTCCAACAGGTAAAACACTTGATATAGATTTTGGTACTGCTTATGCTGATGCCGAATTAAAAATTTTAGCAACAGTTAACCGTTCAGTTGCAGGTTCAAAAACAAAAACATTAAACTCTGGTTCAACTGTAGCCATTTCTAATCAAACAACAATTCAAAGTGGCACAATCGGTTTAGGTAAAGCAGATGTTTATACAATTAATGCAGTTTATATGGCTGCTGATTTCTCAACACCAGCAACTACAAGTGATACAAACATTACAAGTAGATTTGATTTAGATACAGGTCAAAGAGATAACTTCTATGACATTGGTAGATTAAAATTAAAAGATGGTGAATTAACACCAACAGGTAGACTATTAGTTAATTTTGATTTCTTCTCACACGGTTCAGGAGATTATTTTGATGTTGACTCTTACTCAGGTGTTGTAAACTATGCAGACATTCCAGAATATACTTCAGATACTACAGGTAGAACATATCAATTAAGAGATTGTTTAGANTTTAGACCNNGAGTTGATGATGCANNNACNATTAATTCAGGTGGCCAAGATAGAAGTTATGATGGTTCAGGTGCATCAACAGTAGATGTTGTTAAGTTTGGTGATGATGTNACAACNGACTTTGAATTTTACTTACCAAGAATTGACAAAATTTTCTTAGATAAAGAAGGTGCTTTTAAAGTTGTAGAAGGTGCGTCTTCTTTAAACCCACAAGTTCCTAAAAACTTAGACAATGCAATGCATTTATATACATTGTATCTAGCGCCTTACACACTATCTACCGAAGAAATTGAAATTATCACTGTAGATAATCGTAGATATACAATGAGAGATATTGGTAGATTAGAAAAGAGAATTGAAAACTTAGAATACTATACTCAATTATCTTTATTAGAAACACAAACACAAAATTTACAAATACAAGACGCTGAAGGATTTGATAGATTTAAAAATGGATTTATTGTAGATAACTTTACAGGTCACGGTATTGGTGATGTAGGTAATTTAGATTACAAAGTTGCAATGGATATGGCTCAAGGTGAGGCAAGACCATTATGTAAAACAGATTCAGTACAATTAATTGAGGCAGATGATGATGGCACAACTATTATTGCTTCAGATAGAACAGACAACAACTATGCTAAAACTGGTGATTTAATTACATTACCTTACCAAGAACAAACATTAGTTGACCAACCTTTTGCAAGTAAATTTATCAATGTTAACCCATTCAATGTATTCACTTGGGTAGGTACAGTAGAGTTAGACCCACCAGGCGATGAATGGAAAGAAACTGAAAGAGTTCCTGAATTAGTTGTTAACCAAAATGGTATGTTTGATACTATGGTTGCAAACTTAGGTAATCCAAATCTACAAGAAATTGAAATGGGTACAGTTTGGAATGAATGGCAAGACAATTGGGTAGGAAGACCTGTTGAAGGTGGTGCAAGAGATATTGGTGGTACATTTAGAGAACAAACATTTGCTTTTGGTGTTCCAAGAAGAGTTTTACAAAGACAAGAAATTACAACTGTTCAACAAGTAAATCAAACAAGAACAGGTGTTAGAAATGTATTAGTACCACAAGTTGTAAGAAATTCATTAGGCGACAGAATTATTAATGTTGCATTTATACCTTTCATTAGAAGTAGAACAGTAAACTTTACAGGTACAAGATTTAAACCTAATACAAGATTATATGCTTTCTTTGATAACATTGATGTAAGTTCATATATTACACCTACAGGCGGTGCATTAGGCGGAAACATTATTACAAATGCTAATGGTGAAGTATCAGGTGCGTTTGCAATACCTGACCCTACAGTAAACTCAAATCCAAGATGGCGTACAGGTGAAAGAGTATTCAGATTAACAAGTTCATCTACAGATGACAGAAATTCAGATATTGCTACTGCTGGTGAAGCAGACTATATCGCTAGAGGTACTTTAGAAACAGTTAGAGAAACAATTGTTTCAACAAGAGAACCTAGACTTGTTAGAGAAAACACTACAGAAACTAGAACAATTGCTAGAACATCTACAAGAACAGCCAATAGACAAGTTGGTTGGTGGGATCCTCTTGCTCAAACATTCTTAATTGATGACCCAGGAGGAGTTTTCATTACTTCACTTGACTTATACTTCCAATCTAAAGACGATAATATTCCTGTTACTGTTCAAATTAGAGAAGTTGTTAATGGTTATCCTTCAACTACAATTTTACCATTCTCGGAAGTAACTTTAAATCCAAGTTCAGTTAGTGTAAGTGAATTAGGAACAACAGCAACTACATTTACATTCCCAAGTCCTGTTTACATACAAGAAAATGTTGAATACTGTTTTGTTGTATTGGCTAACTCAGCAAACTATAATGCTTATGTGGCAAGAATAGGTCAAACAAATTTAGGTTCTGATAGAACAATATCACAACAACCATATGCTGGTGTATTATTTAAATCTCAAAATGGTTCTACTTGGACTGCTGAACAAAATGAAGATATGAAGTTCAAACTAAAAAGAGCAGAATTTAGTAATGTTACAGGTAATGTTACTTTTGTTAATGATACATTGCCAAGCAGAACACTTAAAAATAATCCATTAAGAACAACAAGTGGTTCAGATGTTATTAGAGTTTTCCATCCAAACCACGGTATGCACGGAACATCAAACAATGTTACAATTTCTGGATTAGAAGCAAGTACAAGTTACAATGGTATTAATGGTTCTTCTATTAACGGAACATACACAAGTATTTCAAATGTAACATTAGACAGTTATGATATTCAGATTGCAGACAGCTCGACTGCTACATCAACAGGTGATGCTGGTGGTTCTACAGTTGTTGCAACACAAAACAGATTGTATGATGTTGCAATGTTAAACATTCAAACTATGACTGTTCCTGATACAAGTATTTCAACCTCAATTAGACCTACAAGTGGTAAGTCAGTACACGGTTCTGAAACAGAATTTAGTTTAACATCAAGTACAAATGCAATTTCAGTTGTTGCAAATGATAATATTTACTTTGAAGTGCCTCAAATGGTGGCTAGTGATATTAACCAAACAAATGAAATGTCTGGTAGTAAATCATTATTTGTAACTTGTTCANTAAGTACATCAAATACAAAATTATCACCTGTAATTGATACTCAAAGAATTAGTATGATTACAGTTCAAAACAGATTGAACAGCCCNACAGCTATTAATCATCCGACATTTAGAGATGATGAACAATCAAGTGGTTCATCTACAGCGGCTATTTACTGTACAAGACCAATTGTATTAGATAACAATTCTACAGCATTAGAAGTAAGATTAACTTCAAATGTAAGGTCAGATGCCGAAGTTGAAGTGTATTATAAAATTACATCTTCCGAAGAAGTTAGAGATATTAAAGATTTAAATTGGGTACCATTTAATGGTGACGGTAGCGAAGATATTGCCGTAACACCTGCTGAAACAAATGGTGAATTTAAAGAATACAAATATTCAGCAACAGGATTATTAGACTTTACTGCTTTCCAAATTAAGATTGCAATGAAAGGTACTAATTCAGCACACGCTCCTAGAATCAAAGATTTAAGAGGAATTGCATTGGCGGTGTAGTATGACAAGATTGAAAGTTGAAGGTTATTCTAGTTTAGTAAGAGAAGTAAATTCAAAAGGTATTGTAAATACAAATACCTCAGAATATATGACTTATATGAAAAGAGTGAGAGCTAGAGAACAACACGGTGACCAAATTCGTAATGCGTGTAAAGAGATAAATAATCTTAAACAAGAGTTATATGAAATTAAAAATTTAATAAAAGAGATGGTTAAAAAATAATGGCAGCTAGAACAATATTACAAACCGATACACTAGAAACCTTTAGACTACAGTTTAATGCTTTGTCTTCACAGGACTTTGGTGATATTGCGACACTATCAGGCGCTATTTCAGCGACTAATATTGTTGATGCAATGAATGAAACTATCGGTATTGCAACATCTACTGCCGGTTTTACAATTGAAGATAGTTCATCAACTCAACAGATTATCGGTGGTGGTGATACTTTAAGAGTATTTGGTACTTCAAATGAAATTGAAGCAGTTGTAAGTGCAACAGATACTTTAACAATTGGTTTACCAAATAATGTAACTATCGGAAATAATTTAACAGTTACAAATGATTTAACTGTATCAAACACAGCAAATATTGGTTCTTTAAATACAGCAACAATTAGTTCAGTTGATAGTACAACAGTTACAGTAAATGATAACTTTTCAGTTTCAGGTAACTCTACATTAGGTACTATCTTTATAAATGGCAATACAATTAATACAACTGACTCTACAACATTAACATTAGGTACAAACACAGTTGTTGACGGCACTTTTGGTGTTGTTGGTGGTTCTACATTAGGAAATGTAAAACTTGGAATACCAGGACAATATGATTTAACATCTACATCAGGTTTCTTTAGTGTTGATGCAACACTTTACTTAGCACCAAACAGACCACTTGTGTTTGAAGGTGCTACAGCAGATGACTTTGAAACAACTTTAAGACCTGTTGATGCAACAGCAGACAGACTTATTTTTATACCAAATGAAAACGGTACTATTATTACTACAGGTTCTATAGACGCAATTACAGAATCAATGATGGCCAATGATGCAATTGGTTCAGCAGAATTAAAAAGTGTTGTACAATTAATTATCTACAATTCTTCAGGAACACCATTAAAAACACTGTACGGCGCAGGTGCATAAATATGAGATTAGATTATGGCAGTAAGAACACCTTTATACAATAACGCTGGTAATATCCAGCAAATGACAAGTACAATGATTGATGAAATCATTGCACAAGTTGTATATCAATACTCAGTAAATCCAGGGGTTGCTCTTAGTGTAGTAGGTTCAGGTGGAAACTTAGGTACAATTTCAGATACAAGATTACAAGCAGGTGCGGCCTCTACTAGTACAACAGGATTTCCTAGTGAAGCAACAACAGCAGAACCTTCAGTTGTAACAGTCAATTATTCAAAAATTAATCAATCTTTAGCAGGCACATCTTTAACAGCAGACACAGGTAAATTATATCCCGTTTACTTAGATGGTTCTAATAATATGGTTGCTATGACTTTACAGGATATGAAAGATACTTTTATTCATCCAGCAATTGATTTATTAACAAGTGGTTCTACAACAACAAGTCAAGCAGGTACATATTATATTTCAAGTACAGCTTCAGTTTCAGGTGCAACCGAAGTAAGTGGTATTAGTACGGCAGTTTTTTCAAATACAGAAGCAGATACATCTCAATATACAGCAGCTGGTATTGCAGAAACTTTAGACCAACCACAAACTTTACAAAATTTTTATTTGCAAAGAATTACAAGAACAAATCCAACTTATACACTACCAATGTATATTAGAAGTGATAACAATATACAAGTTTATCCTACAAGTGATTTTGAA